CTGTTTTTGCAGAGATCATGTATTAAATAAAGTTTATAGATATATTCCATTTTTCTACGACATCATTTCCATAAAATAAATATTTTTTATTAATAATTTTGTTTTCTACTAAGTCTAGCAATATAGTGACTTAGACCAAAAACACCCCTCAATTTGTAGTTTATTTCTTGTATATATAGAAGGGGTTTTATACTACCCCACTCGGAGTGGCTGGAAAAACAGCCGTGGAATCTGCCGATAGACAGGAAAGTATAAATCTGATTATGAGGCCTTATGATCTAAATGGATGAAGGTATAATTACAACCAAGCAATATCATATTGATGAATTGATATTTGCTGAATATAACCCAAGGCAGCTAACAAAGGACCAATACCAGGGCTTAAAGGATTCAATCACACGCTTTGGTTTGGTCGATCCTGTCATTATAAACAAACACAAGGAACGTGATAATATAATCGTTGGAGGTCATCAACGGGTAAAAATAGCCAAAGATTTAGGCTATAAAGAAGTTCCCTGTGTAGAAGTAAATCTCACCCCTGAAAAGGAACGAGAACTAAATATCAGATTAAACAAGAACACAGGCGAGTGGGATTGGGACTCACTTGCTAATTACTTTGATGTAACCGATTTGTTAGAATGGGGCTTTACTGATGATGAACTGCAATTTGAACCAGAATTAGTAGAAGGTCGAATTGATGATGATGAAATACCCGAAGTAGAAGAAGCCATTACAAAGCTAGGGGATCTCTGGCTATTAGGTGAACATAAAGTATTATGTGGGGATGCGACAAAGAAGGAAGATGTTGAGCAGTTAATGGATGGACAGAAAGCTGATATGGTATTTACTGATTCACCTTATGCGATTTTCGGCAGTTCGACAGGAGTAGCATCAGATATATCAGATGACAATATGGTGCGACCCTTTTTCAGAGATATTCTAATAGCATCATCGAAGATATTAAAAGATTTCGGCCATGTGTATTGTTGTTGTGATTGGAGGTCTTGGGCATCATGGTGGGAGATGGCAAAGCGAACTGATCTCGATCCTAAAAATATGATTGTGTGGGATAAGGGTGGCGGTCAGGGTGCAATGTACACCCAGAACCATGAACTCGTTGGATTCTATACAAAGCAACCAAAAGAGACGGCTCTAGGTGTGAAGAAAACTGGACACAGGACAATAAGGAAATTTCCTAAAAATGTGGTTCGTATAAATAGAGAAACCGACAGACATGGACATAACGCAGCAAAGCCTATTGAATTATGTACTAACGCAATAGAAAATTCGTCTGATATTGGAGAAATCTGTATTGATTTATTTCTTGGCTCTGGATCAACACTAATCGCTTGTGAAAAGACTAATCGCAAGTGTTACGGTATGGAGATAAATCCACATTACTGTGATGTAATAGTGAAACGCTGGGAAGAATACACAGGAAACAAAGCAGAACGAATCGAGGCTGCTAGTGCCTGAAGTTGATAAAACAACAAAAAGCAACGGTAAAATGCTAGGCGGTATCACTGGTAAAGGATTCAAACCTGGAGTATCAGGCAACCCAAAAGGCAGACCTAAAGGCGTTCAATCAATACCTGACATACTGAGAGAGATAGGCAAGGAAGATGGGACTGTTACTGGACTTAATAAGCTGGAGGTTGTGATGCGTAAGGTGTTTCAATTTGCAGTAGAGGGAAAACCTTGGGCGGTCCAGTTCATAGCTGACAGAACAGAGGGCAAGGCATTAGAAAGAATTGACCAAACAACCAGGCATGAGCCAATAACGGTATTCAACATTGACGATTGAATTGGACAATAAACAACGCAAGACGGGAGATAATAAAAGACCAATCACGATTCAAGGTAATCGTGGCGGGTCGGCGATAACGATGGGGCAAGACACATCTAGCATTAATGTGGCTTTGTTCGGGGCCAATCAAACCGGGGGAGCAGCGGTGGTTTATAACACCGACTTACAGACAGGGCAAAATGATAGCCTTCCCTGTTTTACGTCAGATATTTCGTACAAGGGCAAAGATAAACGAATCAGAGTTAAAGGTTACTTTACCAAATACTGCTGAGATATGTATCAAAGGATCAGATAATGAAGATAGCCTTCGCGGGGCCGGATTGGACAGAGTTGTACTTGACGAATATGCCTACTTCAAGCCTCATGTCTGGGAAGAGATTGTATTGCCTATGTTAGCAACATCTCAGGGCAGTGCAATGTTCATCGGAACTCCAGACGGATATAACGTACTGTGGGAACTCTATTCAAAAGGCCAGGCAGATCCTGAATGGAATAGCTGGAAGTTTAAAACTATTGATGGTGGCTTTGTAGCTGATGATGAAATAGAAAGATTAAGATCAAACATGGATGGGCGTTTGTTCAGGCAAGAGATGGAAGGCAGCTTTGAAACCACTGGTAATAGAGCAGCTTATAACTTTGACAGGGATGAACACGTAAAGAACCATGCTGAGAAGCCTAACAATATATACGCCGGAATGGATTTCAATGTTGATTACATGACAGCGGTTAAGGTGTACGAATACACAGATCAGACAATCCATTACGCAGATGAGATAAGACTTACCAATTCCAACACAGAAGAAATGGCTAAAGAAATAAGAAGTCGTTGGCCCGATGTAAAGCAGATATATCCCGATCCGGCTGGTAGTGCGAGATCAACAACAAGCAACCGCTCAGATCATCAGATACTAAGAGACAGCGGCTACCAGGTAACAGCTAAGAAAGCACATCCCCAGGTAAAGGACAGATTAAACGCTTTAAATAGGAAACTGGTAGATGCTACTGGCAAGGTAGGAATGACCATTGATCCTGGATGTAGATATTTGATTAAGGATTTAGAACAATGTCAGAGAGATAAACGGGGATCACTGGACAAGTCAGACATGACTCTTTCCCATGCACTAGATGCTTGCTCGTATTTGATCAGTTTTAAATGGCCGATTATAGGCCGTGTCGGGACTTCAGTACAGTGGTAGAGTTCTTACTTGGTGTCAGTCTGATGTTTAATGCTGCATTTATTTTTATATGGGTTATCGGGGTCAAGATAAGCAAAGCACAACAGAAAGAATTACAAGAGCAATCAGATCAGGCTTTCGGGAGGCAACTGACTAAATATTTTGAGAATTGGATGTACAAGGCATGAGATCAGTTAATACAGTTGTTTTACCCGAATACAGTGAACAGTTAGTCCTCGATTCCGTAAGGCGAGCTCGTGAACAATTACAATCAAAGGATAATGCTAAAAGATTAACAGCATTGGACTTTTACTATAATAGAAATATGGATACACATCTAGAGCAATGGTTCCCAGGTGAAAGCCTTTCTCAAGTACCGATGTTTCCTGTACGAATAGTTCCACGGTTTGCAAGGGCTAGGATGTTATTGTTAAAGAACGAGATCAAACGATTTATAAGTGGTGAGGAATCAGAAGATTACAGGGAACTGACTCATCAACTTAATTCAAAGATGCGGGAGTTCGGTGAGATAGCCTGGTTATTAGGATGCTGTCATTTAAGGTCGAAGTGGTCCGAAAGACACCAACGGGTAGAGTATGATATATTGCCCCAGGTAAAAGAATATTACGTCAATGGTGAATCGCTGCCATTTGGTTATTCTTACGAGGTTGAGATATTTGGTAATCACAGACAGTTTGTATTCTGGTCAGAGGCAAGGGACGGAGAACCAGGGCTACATTTTAAGTACGATCAAGCAGGTAAGATTATAGATATACCGGGAGGGGATGGAACTAATCCATACGATATATTACCTATAAGCAAATTAATGAATTCAGCTGATGCTTCTGATGTAGTTAGGTGTGCAGTTCAAATAGGTATAGCAATGACCGAGATAGCCTTGGGGGTTCGCTTCAGTCTAGGACAACCAGTGATAACCGGGATAGAAGAATCACAGGCACAAATTAAATCGGGAATAGACAGGGCTATTTTATTACCAGAGGGTGCATCATTTAATTATGTAAGCCCATCAGGCTCCTTACCAGCAATGATCGAAAGCGTAAAAGCATTTGCTGATCTAACGGCTCAGAATCATGCATTGAAGATAAAATGGGGCGATGCAGGGCAAGTACAGTCTGGAGTTGCATTAGCTATCCAGGACATTGAGAACCTCGAATCAAGGGAAAGCGATATTCCTTTGTGGAAAGAATGGGAGAACTCAAGATATGAAATTGATAAAAAGATTATTGAAGTACATACGGGTAAAGGTCTATCTGAAGATTATGCGGTGGACTACGGTGAGGTAAGCTATCCAATGTCAGCCAAGGAGGAGCTGGATCTATTAAAGGCCAAGAAGGATATGGGTATAATAGACCAGGAAGATATAATCAGACATTACAACCCCGATATTTCAGATGAAGAATTACAAAAGAAACTAGGAACGGATAAGCCTTCAGTACAACCTAGCTCACCACTATTAGAAGCATTGAGACAACCAGTTGCCTGATATAAAAGATAACGCTGCTAAAGAATTCGCAATGGCCGTTCAACGGGTACAGGGAGAATTAGTATCTCAGATACTTGATTTAAGAAATGAAGGGCTTACAAGACAGGAAATTTTATTAGTCCTGCAATCATTAGACATGGAAGATATGATCTTAAACAGATTAAACCTGAATGCTGATATAGATAACCTGATGATTACTTATCAAGGTGTTTTAGCTAACATGGAAATGACAGGAGCGGTATCAAACGAAGCTCTTACCGCGTTATTAAGAATGGATCGTGCCAATTTTGTTTCACAGTCTGGAGTTATGGGAAACACCATAAGAAGTGAAGCAGCAAGGGGAATACTGGCCGGGGCAAGTGAAGCAAGTATAGCAGAAGGCATTTTAAGCGGTGCAGGAGGCGTTATACGGGCAGATCAGGCTCAGACCCTAGCTAATACCGCACTCAACACATTTGAACGCAATGTGACGTTAGAAATGGCAGAGTTCGATCCTGAAGATGCGACTTATGTTTATCAGGGGCCAGTAGATGACAGGACTCGGGATATATGTTTAGACATGGTAAGTGCTGGAGCATTAACAAGAGCTGATGTTGAATCTGATTTCCCAGGAGCATTTGGTGATGGGGGAGGATTCAATTGCCGTCATCGCTGGGCAAGGGAAACATCTGTAAGCAAGAAGCTAACTGGTAGTAAAAAACAGGTGGATAAGTTTATTGCTAAAAGAGGTAAATCTTATAATCCAGTAACCCTACAGGATCAACGTGGCTAAACCTTTAAAGACAGTACCAACATTTACTGCTTCCTTCTGGAAAAGAATAGGTGATGAGGTATCGGATCGCATCCAAGTACATACCAAAAAGGGTAAGGATGTCAGCGATGCAAATTTTAGTAAATACTCACAGAAGTATGAAGATGATAAAGCAGCGGGAAAGTTCAGGAGGCAATCATCTACAAGTAGGAAACCCGATCTCACATTAACTGGTGATATGCTTAGAAATTTACAAACAAGATCAGCAAACAAAGAGGGTGTAATAATAGGCTGGTCAGGAACAGATGCTCAGAAGGTACAATGGAACGCTGATATGGGTAGAGAGATTACCACAACATCCAAGCCAGTAACTACAAAGACAGAAAACTGGATTGATAAGCAAGTAGGGATAAGAATTGATCGCAATATAAAAGCGACTAATGAAACAAAGACCTTTGTCATTGGATGAAGGTGAACTCAAACAAGAGGTAAAAATGTCAGAAGAAACAGTACAAGAAGTACAAGAGTTGGCCACTAACAGCCAGGAAACTGAACCAAGCATTAGCCCTGATATTGGTGAAGTGATTGCAGAAAGCAAAAAGTACAGAACACGGGCTCAAAGTGCAGAGAAGAAAGCAGATAGCCTTCAGCAGGAAATTAAAGAAATCCGAACTAAGCAGCTTGAAGAACAGAATGATTATAAAACCCTTGCCGATGAACGCAAGGCAATCATTGATGAACAGAACGCTGAATTAGAGATTAATCGGGCTGAAATAAAAGCTGAAGTAGATTCTCTTCTTTCTGATTTCTCGGATGAAGATCGAGAAACATTTAATGGACTTCCCTTAAAACAATTACGGGCAGTTCATAACAAAATGACTTTGAAACCAAACCCGGTTTCTATTGATAATAGTAAACCATCATCAATGGGTGGGTACAGTTCCTTCCCGGAATGGGCCGCTGCTGATCCTGAGGGATACAGAAAGGCCAATAACCTTCAAACATCAGGAAAAATCAAAGTAGGATATGGCAACTGATTTATTGAAACAAGCGTTAGATCCTGAGAATGATCTCAAACACCGTACTGTAGAGAACGGTAATGATATCGAATGTACATATAATAGTAAGAAGATTTCTTATGATGATTATATAGACATCCATGAAGAAAGAGGAGAGCGATTGCAAAAAGGCAAGAATGTCAAGTCTGTCGGGCTCTTCAGTGGATTCGGTCCTGGTAAATTGAAAAAGCCCTATGATGAATAACAAACCTTACTTGATTGCGTATGATGTAAGAATCATGCGTATAGATAGGATGGTAAAATTTAGGAGTATTAGCAATGGCTGAAACAGATACCGGCGTAGCCGTTGGTGGTCTTGGTAAGATTATCGGCGATGCCGTAATAGCTTTTAATCATGTTAATGTGATGTATCCTTTGGTAACTGCCAAACAGGCCCCACAGGGTGCAATTACAGTTCAATTTCCTGATTATACAAAGGTTGCTTCAAGTAGTGTAGCAGCAGTTTCTGATGGAGCAGATCATACAACGATTGCATCTATTACAACTGCCGCAAGAAGTGCTACTGTTTCTGAGCACGTGATTCGTGCTGACGTGTCAGATTTGGCTCGTATGGGAAACGCGGAAGATTTAACAGGAAATGTAGGCGATATTTTAGGTAACGCCGTAGCTGCAAAACTTGATGATGATCTAGTGGAGTTAGGTAAAACTTTCTCACAAACACAATCAAGTGCAGGAACAGCATTAGCTCTATCTCATATTTTTGGAAGCATGAGACTATTGAGAAGTGCTGGAGCACCGTTTCCTTACAACCTGGTACTATCACCGAAATCCTCATGGGGTCCAAAAGGATTAATTTCCTTACTCCACGATGCTGCGGTGACAGGATCAAATTCTAAACCTATGTCTATGATGGGTGCAAAAGGCGAGGAAGCCTTTGCCGCTGGTTGGATTGGATCCATAGCAGGATTCGATTGCTACTGGTCAGATCAAATTGACGAAGATGTCAGCTCAGGCGGGGATGCAGCTAACTTTGCATTCAGTAAAGGAGCTGTAGGTCTTGCAGTAGGACCAGAAGGATTATTCAGAATTGAAACTGAAAGAAATGCCTCATTCCGTACCACAGAATATGTGGCAACGGGTTTCTGGGGTGAAGTGGAAATTAAGGATGGTTTTGGAGTATACATCTTAACGGATGTTTCATAATCTTAATTGATTAACTGATGATAGGCGGGGTTTGTCCCCGCCTGTCTAAGGAATGTATAATGGATAACAGATATTTTAAGAAAGCTAATGGACTCATGTTTAAATATGATCCTTCCAATCACGATATGGAATCACTGAAAAGCAGATTCAAGGAATGCGATGAGAATGGTAAGGAAATGAAGCCAAAGGCCAAAAAGAAAAAGAATTAATTTAAACCAAAATGCCCATGAGAGTTGTCAAGCTCGGCAAGGCATTTGAAGGAGAAACAAAATGGCAATGAGACAATATGCTGTCGTAGAAGCACAAAACCTGGCTATCGGTCAGGCAGGTTCCATTTTAGTAACAGGCACTACAGCGGTGACTTGTGGAACTGGATCAGGTGTGTTCGTAGCAATTCAATTTATAGAAGATACAGTTTTTGCCAGTGCTAGTGGTGGCTTGGTTGCAGAAACAGAACAACTATTCCTGGATGATGCTGGTACTGGAACAACAATAGATGCTGATGGTGGTGCTGCAATAGACGGAGAAACTTTCCCCCAGGGTATGACAATTTTCGGTCGCTGGACAGGTCTGACATTGGCCTCTGGTGCTTGCATAGCCTATGTAGGGTAAGATGTTAAATCTCAGTTTAAGATTAAAATCTCACATAGTTCAGACTGCACGACTTGCCCGTGATATATGGCAGATAGTAAATGATACGTGGCAGAATGAATTACGGAAGTGGGAAGATATTGTTTAAGAATTTACTTACGGCCATGTCAGATATGTTTCGGGCGGTAAGCTGTAAGATATACAAGGAAACTAAAGGAGAAAAATTATGGCAACTTTAACAAGCAATTCGATTGCTTCAACATATACAATGTTGCTCAAGATGGATTCAACGGGGGTTACTTCATCCCTGCAAAAAGTAGAGGATGGTGATGCTACTGATTCAGCACTGAGTATTTCTACTATAGCAGCAGCACTTGATGCTACTGATAAGTTTTATTTCGATGGTGGGGGGAATACCTATCTACATGAAGTATCCGCAGATAAACTCGATATAGTTGTAGGAGGACAAACTATACTTGAATTAGCTGAAGGTGGTGGCGGTGCTTCTGATTATGCAGCTATCCAGGCATTGAACAAGTTATATCTTGATGGGGGTGGAAACACTTATATACACGAATCGGCGGCAGATACAATAGGATTTGCAACTGGCGGTTCAACAAGAATGGTTCTCGATGACAACTCCCGCATCAGCCTCTCCAATAATGATAGTGGTGGAACTGGTGGATTAGATTCTACAAGTGGAAATACGGTTTTTGGATATTTAGCTGGACAATCTATTGGTAGTGGTACAGTTAATAATGTTTTTATTGGTCATGGTTGTGCTGATGCCTCTTTATCTACTTCTATCCAAAATGTAGGTATTGGTGCTGGAGCTTTAACGGATTTAACGGGTGGTGACAAAACTGTGGCAATCGGATATAATGCTGGGGCAAATATTACTACTGGTGGTTCTAATACGCTCATTGGCGATGAGGCAGGAGAAGCCGCCACTACTACTGGAGATTTAGTTCTTGTTGGTAAAGAAGCTGGTACAGCTATAAATCATACCGATGCGAATGGAACAGTATGTATTGGATATGAAACTGGTAAATCTTTAACAAGTGGAATTGGTAATGTTGCAATCGGAGCAAATGCCCTCGATGCAGAAGATGACGGTGATTATAATACAGCTATAGGACATCAAGCATTAACTGCACAGACAGGTACGAGTGGAACTGTTAGTAATACTGCAGTAGGCTATCAGGCTGGTGTGGCAGTAACAAAAGGAAGATATAATACAATAATGGGAAAAACTGCATTATTCACTGATGATGTTGGTGACGGTTCTACTGCGATAGGTTACGCTTCTTTGTATGCTCAAAACTCCGATTCAGATAATGAAGCTACTGGCAATACTGGTGTAGGTTATTATTCAGGTGTTTATAATGTTACAGGACAGAACAATACCTATCTTGGTTATCAAGCTGGATTAGGCGTAAGTACTAAGAGTCATAGTGGTTGTGTATTTATAGGGACAAATGCTGGGTTAACTGCATATACAGGTG